GTCTCAACAAAACTCGACTTCATCAAATCTTCTCTAAGATCGATGGTGCGAGGGTTATTGAAGAAAAAGAACATGCTGAGACTTCTTGGTTTGGTGTACCTATAGTGTACGAAGGAAATAAAGTCCGACTCGTGAAATATTTAGAGGATAATAAGATACAAACAAGAAACTATTTTGCAGGGAATATTCTTATGCATCCGGGGTATAAACATCTTGAATCATATGCTAACTATCCTAACTCATGTAAGGTGTTGGATAATGTATTTTTCTTAGGATGTTCTCCTGTAATTACAGATCCTATGATAGACTACATAGAGGAGGTAGTTACCAAGTTCAGAAATGAACTTTAGATTCCCACTTTTGGGAAAAAATTTTCCGCCAAAAAATCCTCATTAAGGTTTTTATGAAAACAGCATTAGTACTAGGTGCCGGTGGTTTTATCGGCAGTCACATGGTCAAGAGACTCAAGAAAGAAGGTTATTGGGTAAGGGGTGTAGATCTCAAATATCCAGAATTTTCTAATACAGAAGCAGATGAATTTATTCAAGGAGACTTGAGAGATAAAAGTTTCGTTGAGAGAGTTATACAGTATAAAGGAGAACAAGGAAACTTCTATGAGTCTGTTCCCTACAGATACATCGAACCATTCCATGAAATATATCAGTTCGCTGCTGATATGGGTGGTGCAGGATTTATTTTTACAGGTGATAATGATGCTGACATTATGCAGAACTCTGCAAGTATAAATCTAAACTTGTTAGATGCACAGCAGAAGTTGAATGAAACTTTTGATGGGTCAATAGGGTGGAGTGAATGTAATAGACCATGCTTAGATTGGATTACTAAGATTTTTTATTCTAGTTCAGCATGTATGTACCCAGAGTATAATCAATTAGATCCTGACAATCCAGATTGTCGTGAAGAATCAGCATACCCTGCAGCACCTGACTCAGAATATGGATGGGAAAAATTATTCTCAGAGAGATTATATCTTACATACAGTCGTAACTATGGTATGCCTGTTTGTGTTGCTCGTTACCACAACATTTTTGGTCCAGAGGGAACATGGCAAGGTGGTAGAGAAAAAGCACCGGCAGCAATATGTAGAAAGGTTGCTTATCTTCCAACAGACGGAGGAGATATTGAGGTTTGGGGAGATGGAGAACAAACTAGATCATTCTTATTCATAGATGAATGCATTGAGGCAACTTGGAGATTGATGCAGTCTGATTTCAAAGGACCAGTGAATATAGGTTCTGAAGAAATGGTTACAATCAATCAGTTGGTTGACACTGCTGCAAAAGTATCTGGTAAAACAGTAGGAAAGAACCATATAGATGGACCACTTGGTGTGAGAGGACGTAATTCAAACAATGATCTTATAAGAGAAAAACTTGGTTGGGATTACACACAAACTCTTGAAGAAGGTATCAGAAAGACTTATAATTGGATAAGTCAGCAGATATGTAGAGAAACTATATCATCTGCTGGTCTTGAAACTAAAGAATACGATTTATTAGCATCAGGATAGTATGAGATCACTCGTTACTGGGGGTGCAGGATTCATAGGATCCCACCTTGTTGACAAATTATTAGAAATGGGACATCAAGTTACTGTTGTGGATAATGAATCCTCAACATGTAATCAAGAGTTCTATTGGAATGATAAAGCGTGGAATGTCAGGGCAGACATATCAGATGCACAAGTCATGGAGCAAGTATTTTCTTGTGTAAACGAGGGAATGCCAAAAATTGATTGGGTGTTTCATCTTGCTGCATATTCTAGAATACAAATTGCATTACAGAATCCAGTAGGATGTGTGCGGACAAATGTATTAGGAACAACCACTCTATTACAGAATGCTCGTGAGCATGGTGTCAAGGCATTTATTAATTCATCTACTTCATCATCTTATGGTTTGAAAAATGAACCACCACTTAGAGAGGATATGACACCTGATTGTTTGAATCCTTACTCAGTATCAAAGGTGGCAGCAGAAAATATATGTAAGATGTATTCAGATTTATTTGACATCAACACAGTAAGTCTAAGATACTTCAACGTATATGGTGACAGACAACCTCTTGTAGGACAATATGCACCTGTAGTGGGATTGTTTTTAGAGCAATGGAAAAAGGGTGAGGCGTTTACAATTGTAGGAGATGGTGAACAACGAAGAGATTTCACTCATGTTGATGATGTGGTCAAAGCAAATATTGCAGCAGCAGAAAGAGCAAGTGACATAAGCGGTGAAATTATAAATGTTGGTACAGGAACTAATCATTCTGTAAATCAAATAGCAGATACGATTTGCAGTTGCTACACAAAAAACTTCATACCACCCAGACCTGCAGAGGCAAGAGTAACTCTTGCTGATATTTCAAAAGCAAAAAAACTTTTGGGATACATGCCATCTATTGAAATTAGTGATTGGATTGATGAATACAAAGTACGATGAAAAAACTGATGAACTTATTCATCCAGTAAAGATAAAAGAAAATCACTCTCAAGCATATCAAGATCTCTTTGTCTTGACTATGCTTAGTGGTAAAAAGAATGGCAGATATTTAGAGATAGGTGGTAATCATCCCAGTTCACTTAATAATACATATCTTCTTGAGACAGAGTTTAACTGGCAAGGTATATCTGTAGAGATAGATCAACAATTTCAAAGTCAATGGACAAACAGATTAAATAAATGTTATCTAGCAGATGCTACAACATTTGATTGGAGAGAAGCAATAAAAAATAAAGGTTGGAAAAGGAAAAGATTTGATTATGTCTCTATAGATTGTGAACCACCTGACATCACACTCAAAGCATTAGAGAATTTACCATTAGATGATTATAGATTTTCTGTGATTACATTTGAATCAGATTTATACATGTATGGACCTGAGTGTAGAGATATACAAAGAAGAATATTGAATGATCTAGGTTATCAGATTGTAGCAAGAGATGTTGCTAATGGAGGAAATCAATTCGAGGATTGGTGGATAGATCCTCAAGTTATAGATAATGTAACATGGGGACCATTTATTTCTCATGGTGCTGAAGCGAGAACATTGTTTATAAAATGATAATTTCTCATTGGTATGGCAGACTTGGAAACAATATTCAACAATGTGCAGTCGGCACAATGGCAGCAGCACTGACCCAATCTACATTTGAATCAATTGAACATGAGATTATCAGAAAACACTCGACATCGTTTGGACAGAATAGTCAGGAAGTACGATCAAAATTCTTCTACTGGGAAGGTCCGTACAAAGAAGTCAATATCGAAGAAGAATTCATTTATGAAAACATGCGTCATATATGTAAGAAATATATTCAACCCCATATCCAAGCACCGAGGGTTTTACTTCCTGATGATTGCATTGTTATTCATATTAGGAGTGGAGATGTCTTTGACAGGAGGGTTTCTAACCCTTGCAACTATGTCCCTAATCCTCTTTATTTTTATCTGCAACTTATTGAAGGATTTAATCAGGCGATAGTGGTCACCGAGGGAGATAATCATAATCCTATACTAGATGAACTCAGAAAGAATCCAAAGGTTACAATACAATCTAAAAGTGTAGCAGAAGATTTCGGAACTTTATTGTCAGCAAAACATCTTGCCAACTCTGGAGTTGGAACTTTTGGAATCGCTGCTGCCTTATGCAGTGATAACATCGAAACTTTTTACTGCACAGATGTCAGTATAAGTGAGCATCTTAATTACAAGATGCTTCTAGGCACTGATGTGACAGTAAGTTTGATGCCACTTGATGACTACATAAATGTAGGAGAATGGACTAACAGTGAAGAACAAAGAAGATTTATTCTTGAATACGATTCAGTTTCCTAGGAAAGTTTCTGATAAAATTGAAGAGACAGCAACTAATGGTCCTTGGTGGTATCTTCCTGATTGTGCACATCCCATAGGTCATGAATTACAGACTGATAGAAATCCTTATTTTTCTTGCAGCTTAATAAAAGATCGTGTTGTGAAAAATAATATTGCAAATCGTTATGATTTGTCATTCTTTAGTAAATATATTAGAATGAGTAAGCATACGATTGCAAGGGCACATGTTACCATGCACTATCCAAACCCTAAAAAGTTTGGGATACCGCATAACTTTCATATAGATCAACAGTTCCCACATATTGTGGCATTATATTACATTAATGATGCTGATGGTGACACAATTTTCTGTGATGAACATGATCATTCAAAGATTATACATAGAGAAACTCCTAAAAAAGGTAAGTGTGTAATCTTTGAGGGTTTACATACATATCATGCTAGTTCTTCACCGACTACAAACATTAGAATGACTTTGAACATTAATTATGACCATCTTTGATACGTTCACTTTTTATAATGAATTAGATTTATTAGAACTAAGACTTAATATACTGGGCGATGTTGTAGATTACTTTGTAATTAATGAAGCAACAATAACATTTACTGGTAAGACGAAACCATTATATTATTTTGAGAATAAGGAACGTTTCAAAAAGTGGGAACATAAAATCATACATCATGTCACACATGATGATAATAAAACACTAGAAGAATATTGGGAAGGTGTTCCTTATCACAGGAGCATGAAAGAAGAAAATATATATCAACTGCCGTTACACTATCAGAGGGCATGTTTCCATAAAGACTCTGCAATATATGGATTTCTTGGTAAGGCAAAAGATGATGATATTATACTATCAAGCGATGCAGATGAGATAGCAAATCCAGAGGCATTGCTTGCCATAGATGAGTGGTTCAAACCTGAGAATCATTATGTATTGAGAGGTCCTGTATACTATTACTACCTCAATCTATTATGTGAAAAGGAATGGATGGGTACAAGAGTTTGTACCATGAAAACACTCAAGACTATGAGTATAGATAAGTTGAGGCAATCACATCAAGATGCTTGGAAAATTGACAATGCATCATGGCATTGGAGTTTCTTTGGTGATGCTGACACTGTACGTGCTAAGATGGATGCTTATGAACACCAAGAGAACAATCTACCTCAGTTCAGAGATACAATGGAACAACGTATCGAGGCAGGAATTGATCCATTTGGTAGAGATTATTTGTACAAACCAACTGTGGTACCTATCGACAGTTCATACCCAGATTATGTTCAAAAAAATCAGGAAAATTTAGCGAGGTTTATCAAATGAATCTGATTGAAGGAGTGGCAGTATCTAATCATTGTGACTATTCATTTGGAGATCAGTCTGGATGTATAGGAAATGTTGCAGGTGCTTATATGAAGCAGGCAGATCCATGCAACACAGAGTTTGCTGACCTAGTGAAGGGCGGTAAACCGTTCATAACAGTTTTTATAGATAATATACGACTTTATAATAGACCACTCAAGGCAGACACCGAGAGTGATCAAAAATGGATAGATGGTTTGATGGAGACTAACGATCTTCTGAAAACATGTGGCAACTATCCTGATACTAAATTTTGTATCTTTACAAACTTAGAAGACACTCCTATCACTGAGGATATTCATGATAAAATTCCTGAAAACGTTGTTGCAATCTATGGAACAAATGCTGTCGGATTTGGTGGCAAGGTTCACCCATTCCCATATGGTGTACAGAGAATCATACATCCCAGTGACAATCGAATCGGAATACTCAAGAAATACCTACAACAGGAGAAGGTAAAACCTAAGAAGTTGCTTTACATTAATCACTCAGAGCATACTAATATAAGTGAGAGGGGTAATGTAAGAAAGAAATTCTCAGGTAGGAAGTATGTTACTATAGGAGAAAGAGTTCACTATGATCTATATTGTCAGCAGATATTAGATCATAAGTTTATGATATGTCCACAGGGGAATGGTGTTGATTGCCATAGAAACTGGGAGGTGTTATACTTAGGAAGAGTTCCTGTAATGAAGAAGTCTAAGTATCTCCAAGAATTATACAAAGACTATCCGATATTATGGGTCAATGATTTTATGGACTGCACTAAATCTTTGTTGTCTAGTAATAATCATTTGTTTGAAAAAGCACAAAAAATTGACAACAACTTGCTTGATCTTTATACTGTATTCAACCGTGCTGTAAAGAATGCTAAAAATTCCTGAAGTCACATTGGTCATGCTCGCTGACCTTGACATTGAAGATGCTGTTTACGCAGTCAATAAATCATGTGAAGGTATTCACTGGGGTGCTGCTAAGTTTCTTAGTAGTAAGGGAAGACCTAAAGGTTTGAATCCCAATGTAGATTATGAGGAAGTTTATCCAATTCAAAGTATCAATGACTTTAATTTTTATTGTATCTATAATCTTACTAATCACGTCAGGACCTCGCATTGCCTTCTCATACATCCGGACGGCTACGTTATTCGTCCTCATCTTTGGGATCCTAAATTTCTTGATTACGATTATATCGGTGCCCCGTGGAGAGATGACCCAAATGCCTACCTCGACCCGTGGGGAAAGAATCATCGAGTCGGGAATGGAGGATTTTCCTTACGCTCCAAGCGTTTACTCGACGTCCCCAGTAAAGTCACCGTCCCTTGGGAAGTAAACGAAGGAGATTTTTACAAACACATGAACGCCGGACTATATAATGAGGACGGGAACATATGCTGCCACAATCGACACATCTTTGAGGGACAGGGATGTGTGTATGCTCCCGTCGCGGTGGCGAGTAAATTCTCTAGAGAAGAAACTCTACCTGACAGTGAACAAGAGACCTTTGGTTTCCATTATCATTTTCAAGAGATACGATGAAAGCAACAATTAATCAACTATGGTGGAATCCATGGGGTGAAGAAGGATTAGATGTTGGTAATAGAAAAGTAAGCATATCAATAGATAATCTGACATTTGATAAAGAAGCAGATTATAGAATATTATTTTTAGCAGAACCATATGCAGTAGCACCATCAATAAATGAGGGTGCACTTAGAAATGCACATAATTTCAATCGAATCTATACATTTACACAATCTATATTAGATAAGTATCCCACTGCGAAATTGTTCGAGTGGGGTTCTTCATGGTTAGATTTTGAAGAACTAAACATTGATAAGAAACCACACATCACATTTGTTACGAGTTCTAAACTGCAAACCTCTGGTCATAAGACCAGAAATCTCATATATGATATGTTGGAGGACATAGATGATGTAAATGGTATGGAAGTATATGCACATAAGTCACCTCCATTTCATCAAAGAAGAAATGATTTCTTTGAAAATGCAATGTATCATATTGCAGTAGAGAACTCAGCACAAAAGAACTATTTTACTGAAAAGATTATAGATTGTTTTGCTAGTAGAACTATACCAATCTATTGGGGTTGTCCTAACATTGGTAATTGGTTTGATATAGATGGTATAATTACATTCAATCATGTCAGCGAACTCAAGAAAATATTTGACAAATTAGATGAAGACTTTTATCATAGTAAAAGGGAAGTGATTGAAAAGAACTATGAAATTGCCAAGCAATTTTACGGTAAAAATGATGTTGTTCCTCGATTAACTAAAACTATTATCACTGATCTTGAGGAAAACGCTATAGTATATGAGAGTTAGTTTTTGTATTCCAACTCATGATGGTAATGCAAGATGTCAAAATTATTTGTTTGATATTTTCCATGCTCTCTCACAACAAACAAATAAAGATTTCAATGTTTGGATCTCAGATCATAGCGAGTCTAATAAAGTTTTAGATGCATGCAAAGAGTATGCAGATCTATTTGAGATCAATTACATTAAGAATACAAAAAAGTATGGCAACATTTCTGCTAATACTAACCATGCATTACAGCATGCTGATGGTGATATTCTAAAGGTATTGTTCTCTGATGATTTTATCTTGACATGTAATCTTGTATCAGAATTAGATAAAGCATTTTCTGATGAGGTCAAGTGGGCAGTCACAGGATATGCTCACACAGTTGATGATGGTCAGACACATTACAATCCAAAGATTCCATGTTATAATGATAGACTATTGGAGGGTGTGAATACTCTGAGTTCACCATCTATCCTTGCATTGAAGCGAGGGATTGACATGTATTTTGATGAAAATTTGACCATGTTGATGGATTGTGATATGTATTATAGACTCTATAAATATCATGGAGAACCAGTGATACTAAAAGATTATCACATCTCAAACAGAGAGCATAAGTCTCAGACACAGAGAACTTATGAACACCTCCTACCAGAGGAGATTGAATATTTGAAACAGAAACATTCATCATGACTATAGGATTCAATCATTTAGGAAGACACGGCAGACTGGGCAATCAAATGTTCCAGTATGCAGGACTACGAGGCATCGCAGCACATAAAGGATATGACTTTGCTATTCCTCCTAGTGACTTCAATGACGAGTGGAATGATCATCAATTATTTGAAGCATTCAAACTCATCGGTCTTACAAACATAGAAGAGATTCCCGGACCATATGTGCAGGAAGCACACTTTCATTTTGATCAAAACTTATTTGATAATATGCCTGATGGTCACAATGTATACGGATATCTACAGAGTACAAAATGGTTTGAACATATCGAAGAGGATATAAGAGAAGATTTTGAGTTCAAGAATGATATACACTTACCATGTAAGGAGATGAT